CTAAGGGGCGCAATCGTTTGTAATCGTTTCTGAGAGAGAGTAAGAGGAAATATGGCAGACAATATCATTATGAAACCGGGCTGGGCGCTCCCTGTGGTGTGTACAGCCCCCACTACGCCGGCCAGCGGCGATCCGGTGCGCTTTGGCGAACGGACAGGGATCGCCCTGACCGATGAGGGCGGCGGCGGGAATGCAGCCACCGAAACGACCGTATACTTTGGCCCCTGCGTGGTTGATGTCAGTGTGAAAGGCATCGACGGCAGCGGCAACAGTGCGGTCGCGGTCGGTGACACCATCTATTATACCGATGGCGACACCCCACCCCTGAGTAAAAAGGCATCCGGCTATTTCTTTGGCTTTGCGATGGAGACGGTCGGTAGTTCCTCGACCGCCACGATCCAGGTCGCCAAAGTGGACGGCGGCGCGTGGAGTGGCACGGTGAACACCTCCGACATTGCTACTAGCGCGGTGACGGCGGCCAAGCTGGCGACCACGCTCAAGACGGGTTTTGTCCACTTGCCGCTCACGAGTTGGCGCCTCATTGCGACCAACGACATCGCGGCCAAAAACGCTGCCGACGGTGGGCTGATCAGCCTGGACACCGATCCGACCCTCAAGCGCGTCAACGGCGCCACGGACAAAAAGCTCCGCTTGGGCTGGGCGGCCACATCGGTGATCGAGATCGCCAACGATTTCGTGTATCCGCCTGACCTCGACGAGGCCAGCGCGGTCGAGGTGCATATCTTGGCGGCTATGGCCGGCGCCAGCGACACGCCGACGATTGCGGTGAGTTACTTTGAGGGTGTGGGCGACACTAACGCCGGCGGCAACACGGCAGCCGTTACGGGCACATCCGTTACCGAGTACAGTGTGAGCATCGCGCACGGCAACGTAGGCGCCACCCCCAAGGCGGCATCCATCGGCTTAGTGCCGGCGGCGCATGGCACCGACGCGCTGTACATTTACGGGATCTGGGTGGAATACACACGCGCCTAGTTGAGTCTAGTTGATTTATTCGCTGGTTGAAACCAGAGAGGAATTTATAGCATGGCAAACGATAACTATACCCTGCTCCCCGATACGGGGCTGGAAGGGTACACGAAACTTCACGAGGGGCGCGTGGCGCGGCGACAATCGCAGGTGGCCAGCGCGACCGCCTTATGGGCTGACCTACTGAGCGGCAAGGTCCCTATGTACTATTTGCAAGAGGCCGTTTCTCCCCGCACGGCGCCCATGATCCGGGCCATCGAGTCGAATTACCCCGGCTTGATCCGTATCACTGAATCGCACACGACCAGCGATTTCCCCCTCCTCACCGGCGATGTGCTCGACCGGATGATGTTGGCGCGTTACCGGGAGTTTCCGTCGCCCTGGCGCCAGTTCGCCAAGGTGGCCACCCTGCGCGATTTTCGCACCGTGCGGCGTATCGCGGTCGACGGGTTAGAAGGCCGCTGGAATGACATCCCCGAACAGAGCGAAATCGAGTATGGCGCCATGAGCGAAACCGGCTACAGCTACGCGCCAAAGAAGTACGCGCGCGGCGTCATGATCTCCTTTGAAGCCCTCATGAATGACGACCTTGACGCGTTCAGTAGCGCACCCGACCGCCTGGGCCGCGGTGGCGCCCGCACCGTCAACCATTTCGCCACGTCGCTCTATATGGACAGTGCCGGCCCCCATGCCAGCCTGTACACCGGCGGCTATGGCAACATTGTCACCAGCAACCCGGTGTTGTCGGTTGCTGCGCTCAATACCGCCTTTTCGATTCTGGGCGCGATGGTCGACAGCGAAGGCGAGCCGATTGTGGTCGAGGAAGCGATCTTGGTGACTGGCCCGGCGCTTCGCGTCACCGCCCAGAACATCATGAACCAAATCAGCGTTGATGTGGTCGAAGTGGGTGGCACCACAAATCAGACCGTGCGCGTGGACAACTGGATCCGGGGCAACCTGACCCATGTGATCGACCCGTATATTCCGATTGTCAACACCACCAGCGGCTCGACCTGCTGGGCGCTGTTTGCTTCGCCATCTGTGGGCCGGCCGGCGCTGGAAGTCGGCTTTTTGGCCGGCTTTGCTGAGCCGCAATTGTACCAGAAATTGGCAAACACAATCCGGATCGGTGGTGGTGTTGACCAGGGTGCGGGGGACTTTTCGACCATGAGCCAGGAGTACAAGGGCGTCGTGGCCTTCGGTGGCACACGCCTTGACCCGAAGGCGACCGTGGCCAGCCAGGGCGACGGCACCTAGTGGGCGGCCGCTTACCGTCGCCTGTGACGGTACAGGATGAGTTTTTGCGGCTCATCCTGTTAGAGTTGCAGGCGACCAACGAGCTACTGTCTGCCCTGATCGCACAAGGTGAGCCACCGGTGGCGCCGGTCGATTCAGGGCAGGTTGAACTAAAAGAGCAAGCGCCCAAGCGCAAGCGGGGATAGTATGGCCTTTACCTACAGCCTAGCGACCGACGCCGGCAAAATGCGGTTGATGATACCCGACAACAACGCCAGCGCGTATATATTCGAGGATGACGAGCTTGACGCCCTCCTGTCGATGGAGGCATCCAACGTCAAGCGCGCAACCGCGTTGGCGCTAGAGACCATCGCCAGCAATGAAGCCTACACGCTCAAGGTGATCGAGCTACTTGACCTCAAAACGGACGGCGCCAAGACGTCCGACGCGCTCCTCAAGCGCGCCGCCCTCCTACGCAAGCAGGCGGATGACGCCGACGCCGCGGCCGATGGCGGGAGCTGGGACATTGCCGAATGGACGGTGAGCGAGTTTGCGGCGCGGGAACGGCTGACAAACCAGTGGTTGAGAGGAGCGGGATGAACCAACTAGGCATCTTGCATCCTGACCTACTGGCCAGGTTGCAGCCGACGCACTACGCGAGCACGGTCACGATCCAACGCGCCGTGGTCACCCAGGACAGCTACGGCGAGGAGTCGGCGGGCTGGAGTGACCTAGCGGGCCATATCAGCCTACGTTGTCGCATTGCGCCACAGCAGCAGTTTAGCCGGGAGCAGCGCAACCAGGCGCAAATCTATGCCGTGCATGTGTGGGATATCGCCCTTGCTGGCTATTATCCGACCATCACCGAGGAAATGCGCGCCGTGGTCGATGGGGTGAGCTACGAGATTGAGCTAATCCAGCACGACGGCAACCACCAGATGACGCACCTACAGGTAAGGATCGTGACCTAATGCCTATTGGGTTCAAGGTAATTGGCAGCGAATCGCTCAAGCGCAAGCTAGGCCACTTGCAAACCAACGTGCAGGGCCAGATGCTGGAGCGTGCGCTCGTGGCCGGTGGGCTGATTGTGCAGAATGCCGCTAAGGTGAACGCGCCCTACAAAACCGGCAACCTACGCCGCTCGATTCACATTGGCGGGCATGAAGATCTAGCGGGCGACTACCAGAGCATCCGCGACGAGGAGGGCGATCCGGTTCCATCCCCGGAGGGCGGCGGGATACAGGTCGCCATCTACATCGGGACCAATGTCATCTACGCCAGGCAAAGAGAGTATGGCGGCACCATCACGGCGCGTAATGGCCCTTTCCTCTGGTGGAAGGGTGACGACGGTAAATGGCATCATGCGCGGTCGGTCTACCAGCGACCGCAGCCGTATATGCGCCCGGCGATTGATGAGAACGGCGACGAGGTGCGTAACGAGGTGGGCGAGGCGTTGGCAGAGTTGATTCGGGCGGCGGTGCGCTAATGGCAGAGATCGGGGAAGTGGTCTACACCAAACTGACGGGCTATCCGGCATTGTCGGCCCTCATCGGTTCGCGGGTCTACCCTGGCCAGTTGCCGCAGCGGCCAACGCTGCCGGCCATCTGCTACACGCGGGTGAGCACGACGGCGATCCAGACACGCGACAACGCAGGGCGGGCCGGACTGGAGCGACCACGCTACCAATTCGACTGCTGGGCCGCCACTCGCAAAGAGGCGCGCCAAGTGGCGGCCGAGTTGCGCTATGCCCTGGCCACCTTTCCACAGGCAAGCAACCCACGCGTCGACGTGGCGCTCCTGCAAAATGATTTTGACGACTATGAACCTGATACAGACCGCCATCGGGCGGTCGTTGACGTGTTCATTTGGCACGAGGAGGCTTAACACATGGCTGCATTATCAGTCATTACGGCCGCTCCAGGGGGCACGGCCTTT